TGAGATGTCTACGGTGTCGCCTGGGCTTAGACCGTGGGCACTTGAAGTTGTGACTACAACTGGGTCAGCATTAGTGAAACCAGTAATTGTTTTAGGGCTGTCTAAAGACAAACCGCTATCGACAAAGAAACTATCTTGTAGATCGTCAAAGTCGCGTGTGCTCATGCGCTCGACAGTTTTCTTAATGGTGCCGTTAAAGTTACGCTCTACTACAAAATATGCGATGTCTTCTTCATCTTCTCGTACACACGCAACCGATTTAAAATCTCCTCGAGTAGTATGCTTAGACCAACCGAATACGTTCTGCTCTCGAGAGTAAACAAGAGATAAGACTACACCATCATCACGCACGCACCACAGTATACTGTGCGGGGCTATACCAAACGACCAATCTGTTATCGTGTTGTAATCAAATAAATGCCTAGCCAAAACACTAAGGTCATTACCAGTGTAGCTGTCAGTCTCGAACTTGTAGCCCAAGTCACGAACAACTTGCCCAGGCTGCATGTACAACACAATGTCGCCAGCAATGATAGGCGGTAAAGCAACAGACCCAAAGTAAGACTGAGGCTCGATCTTCAATCCAGCTGGTGTAATAACGCCATCAACCCCGTCTACAGTCCATTCGCCGCCAGACGTGAGCAACAGAAGTTGGCGCAATGAAACCATATTAAGAATGGCGTTAACCTGCCGTGATGCAATCGTAGCAGTAATACTGTCGTCATCTTTCAACGGACTGGAAAAAGACATGTTATTGATGTTTGCAGTTTGCGTCATAAAGAACGTCTGCGGTGCATTGTTTGTGTTTGCAAATACCCTTCTCTGCTGGTGGTAGGTCACGGCAGACGGAAAGTTATTTGCACCAATAAAAGGGTTTTGGCCTACAGGCGGGCTATCAAGCGTGTCTGCCTCTATAAATTCATCGCGAAATGAAGTTGCGCCAGCGCGACCAATAAACCCAAATATACCGTTCTTCTCACGATACACATTGTAGTACTGAGCATTAGCCGCTGCAGTCCATGTTACCGTGTTATCCCAACTAGTTTTAGCAGCATTAGTTACAGTAGCTGTATTAGACTGTAAGCTTTCCTCTAAAGTCTCTTCGTTAACAGCGGTGACAACATAGCTGTATGATGTACTACCCGTTGCAGTAGCTGAGACACTCACACTTGTAGGCGCCGCTTGTGACGGGGCAAAGGTAAGATTACTTAATGTCCACGCATCGTGATCAGTACGAGTAAGGTCTCTGGGTAAATGTGATGGGTGTACCAACGTCATAACGTCAGCAGATTGTGTGTAATTAAGCTCAAGAATATCAGTACCACTGTATGGTAAATAAATTTCGTAAACTTCTTGAGCAGTTCCTCCAGACGTATAGGCAGAAAAACCAGTGCCATCTATAGCATTGCCTACACTGTCTTCGATTTCAAATGTGCTGGGTCCTACATTTTTAATTGTAAAAATGCGGCCATTTAATTCGGTCATACCGCTAACGCCACTAATGTAAACAGCGTGTGTTTTAGTTAACGTATGCGACCCACTAGTAGTGATTACTACAGGATTAGTTTGAGTAGCGTTAGTGATTGTAAAAGACTTGCTTGTGTCGAGCACATACCCGCCGTCTTTTATAACGCGCATGTAAAATGGACCCATCTCTAACACGTAGGTTTGCTCAGTATTAAAAGAGAAAGGGATAAGGCGTATATCGCCTATACCATTAGTAAACCCAATGAATTGCAACCCTGGCCTATTGGTCATCCCGCCGTGCACCTGGGGAAACACATTTTCCGCAGTGGCTACAGAACTTTTGTATTTGTCGATGTCGACGCGGCTACCAATAGCATCCGAGACTTCACCGCCAGATAAACTTGCCTGGACTACCTTAACCATTAAACGCGCGCCCTGATCCAGTCAGCATCCGGTATGCCCTCCTCGATCCCCTCGTTTGCGTCCATCGCACCAGCACTAAGCAGCACTGCTTGCGCTTGTTTATATAGCATATCTGCGATGCCAGTATCACCCACTAATGGCATTGCCATGCGAGCAGCAAGCACATATGAAAATGCCATAGTAAATTCAGGATCGTAATCGCCGGTGTCTTCTACACGCATCGTGTAGTAAATCTGTGGCTCTTCTTCATTACAAAGAATTACCCGGTCATCCGAGCTGTTACGTGCAATCTCAAACTTCACTTTAGGTTTATCTGGGCCAAGAGGATTGATCACACCAAGCATGCGTATACAGTCTGAAGGGTACTGGAACATGTAGTCCCAGTGCCCAGGTACAGTACCACTTAGCGCAGCAGGCGAGGCATACTTAGTAGCAAACGCCCATGGGTGTTGGCGCAGTAAGCTGTCTCTTGTGTCATCAAACAGAAGGTTGACCTGCTCAGCTTCAGGCGTCGCTTCAGTGATATCACTGATGTCATAGCGATCCCCGATATGCTGTAGGGCCATCTTAGCGATTTGAACCTTACTCGCCATGGCTTAATCCTCTACGGACTTTTGCCTCGTCCGTTTTTGTGGTGTTGCCTTATAATCTCGAGCAGGTCTGGTGTACGGTTTACCATCGATGCTCTCGATGTCGAATTTAGGCAGGGTGACACTATCAGGTAATTCGTAGGACTGGCCTTTCCTGTAGCGGCGGCTGCCATCAAAAAAGTCTTCTTTAAAAATAACTGTCGGCATTTAGCATCTCCTCAGTGCGAAATATGGTGAGGGGCCTGAGCCCCCCACCACACCAACTTAGTTGGCTGCGTCAGGATAAGACTTCCAGCCCTTCGGATCGAAGGTCAAGAAGGCATTGATCTTGCCCGCAGTAAGAGCTGCTGTGCCAACATTCTGCTGAATACCAACATAGCGCTCGTAAGCGTTGCTGCCGCCGAGAGGAACTGGAATAACCAGCTCGTAACCAGCGACAAGAGAGGCCTTGCCAATAGCTGCGCTTGCATAGTGCAGCGTCTCGGAACCGTCAGCAGCCATTGTAGAGCTGCTGTCAGAAACGAGTTGGAAAGACACTGTAGCGGAGCCGGCAGAGGTGACAGCTGTGTCTACCTGGATAACCAGATAAAGAGGCTGACCATTGCCTAGATCCTGCCCAGCAGCACCAAGGTCGATAACATCGCCAACAGCGGCGAGGCCCGTTCCAGCGGTGCTGAGTGCGGTGGCATCCGCGAACTCAAGAAGTTCGTCCATAATCATAGCGATATCTCCTTGCTATAAGTTAGGAAACGGTGGCTTCGTTGGTACGAAGCGCATCGCAGCGACGAATAGGAATGCCACCCCAAGAGGTTTGCATTGTGCCACCAACCATGTCGACTGACAGAGTAGAATTCTGTACAGCGTTTGCGGTTTGGCGACGCAAGAACGACATAACCTGCTTGTCCATGTACCAAGCACAGCGACCAGCCGAGGTGTTCGGCAGTTCAGTCCAAGCTTGATGCATAAGATCGTTGATGTCGGCACCTGTGCTGATGTCGGCGGTCAAGAGTGACCGGTCAACATTAGCAATACGAACGACATAACGCCAGTCGCGTACAGATAAACCAACATCCCAGCGATAGTGGGTGCGGTATGCCTGCATGCGGCCATTGGATCCGTCAGCATTTTCCACGGTAACTTCGCCGAGGTCGCGTTGCTGTACACCAGCTTTCGAGCCTTTTGGAATAATACCGTGACAAGTGTTTGGACCCCAGCAGATTAACCAGATAGAGGCGTTGTCAGAACCTGAACCACCACCATTGATGATGTTGTCACCGTTCTCAGCGGACAGCGAGCTGTAACGCGGAGCGAAACCGGTGAACTCTTCAGGTGCTGTGCTTTCGTCACCATAGAATAGCGTAGAAGCGAATTCTTGGTTCATGCCCTCAATGTGAGGACGATCTTCCTGGAGACGGAAAGCAGCAGGGTTGCCGGCCATGTCAACGAGGGCTTTATCGACTTCAGAGTAATCTTCCATCATGCCTGTGTTGTCGGTGACCTGCACTGCACGGCTCTTTGTAGGCTGGACGCCTCCATAGAGCTTACGCCAGGTTGGGGTTGGTAGACCAGAGCGGATTGAAGTCCGGTGTCCAGTCGTAAGGTTGCCCTCAAGGAATGTCATGTCCATGAGGATTTCGTTGGTGGCGTTGAGGATTTCCACAACATCCGCAATAGAACCGTCTGGATCGGTAACCTTTGCAAGGTCAGCGAGCGTCGGGTTCGTGGTGCCGAGAACAGCCATTTATGAGCTCCTTCTACTCAGCATGGTTGAACATAGTTGGATACATTTTCTGCAAGCTATTGCTGCCTTCGACTTTGCTGTCTCCAGTAATCAACGAGCTTTCAGAAATTGCTTTTCCAACACGATAAAACAAACGGATAACCTCAGGATGATTTCCCAAGCCTAGTCCGTCTGGGTTTTCAGCAGAGGGGGCTTCGATTAGCTTAGCAAGTTCTGGGCTGGCAAAAGCATCCATTGCTTGCTTAGCAACGCCAAGGTTCTCATTGAGAGCCTCACCACCTAACTCCTTATCTGCTTTAGTGGCGTCTGCCCATCCAGATATACGATCTGCATAAGCTGTAGCCATCGACTCCTGCGCGTTTTGCCCACGCTGGATGTCGAATTCGATGAGTTTCTGGAATTGCTCCTGCGACAGTCCAAGGCCGTGAGCGTATTCGCCAAAGGCCTCAATCTGCGTTTCGTCAACGTCCATCCCATCTGGTGGCGTGAATAGATACTCTTCCGGTACACCGGTATCCACGCCTTCTCCTTCACCCCCGTCACCCGACAGCAGGGTACTGGATTGCTCTTCGCCTTCGGCCTCCTCGCTAACCTCAGCTTCAACTGGCTCCTCTACTGGAGCTTCCTCTTCAACAATAGTCTCTTCTTCTGCCATTACTTATCTCCTCTATGGCTCGTAGAAAAACATAACAGCGGTCATATCAGCGTCTTGCTGATCTAAATTATGGACCCTAAGCATATATGCTGTGTCTGGCTTTAAGATCCACTCAACAGGCAATGCTCCTGTAGTATCGCCTGTCTTATTTCCTCCTGCAGTAGATGTGGCAACACTTAAAGTTGTGCCGGTACTAGTCACTGTAGGCGACCCGTAAATACTAATAGTAGGCGCGTTTAATGAAGTGCGGTTCATGTTTAAAGCACTGGCAGGAGTACCTGCTGCGCTGTATGTGACGCCCTCATAAAAAGTTGTCTCTACAGCGCCAGTCAGACTTGTAATGTCGTAATTTCTAAAGTGCACGTCACTAGTAGCGCCAGTCACACCCATAAAATCAATGGTGCTGTCAGCAGCTAATGTGAATTTACTACTGAACACAAAAGCTTTTCCTTGATGCACCATGTACTGCTCAAGGCTCATAGTCAGTAATGCACCATGCTCATTATCAATAACTAAGGATCCGCCATCACCATAGATAGATACAGGTAATGGTGAGCCTGGCGATGCGTTTACAAACGTGCCGTCAGCTTTTTCATGCAGCCCAATGCGAGCATGGCGGTTTAAATTAAACGGACCAGGCTCAGCACTCGGCGGATATGTATGCGTTGGGTTAACCATCGAAGTGGTTTTCCTCCAGCATCTGCATAAATGCTTTAGGGTTAGATGCTTGCAACTGGCGCATGATTATGTTGCCTATCGACCGAGCGCCCTCATTATACGCCGTCGCATCAAAGCTATTCGGGACGTAACTCTGAGATAGCGCATGGCCTGCCTGAAACACAAGATTATAAATAAACCTGCGTCCACGAGGCTGCGACACAACAAAGTCCAAATCTTTTTCAGTATCTTCTTCATCTCTCTTTGCCTTTGCTATGGCAGACGGGTCACTAGCGTCATAGGTCATACGACGGATGCTCCGGTGCCTAGAAGATCAGTAAGTGCGTTGGGGTTCTGCGTATCAGTTTCAGATAGAACTTTAGCACCTTGAGCAAGCTGCGGTAGCTGTTGCATTTGCTGCATCATCGCTTCTTGCTCTTGCTGCTCAGCCCGTGCCTCACGTTTTGCAGCTACCTCATCTTCAGACAAGATAACATCTGGGCTGGCACCAAGAACACTAGCGTACTGACGCAGTGCCTCGTCACTATCGATGCCGTCAACAATCTCTGGGAAGATGCCCACCAGGTTACCGGCAAAGCCCATAACCCTTTCGAGACTAGATGCTGCGACAGCCTGCTGGGCCTGTGCGAGAAGCGAGACATACTCTATCTCGAGCTCCTCACCCGCCAATTCCTCTGGAGGCTCAGGGAGGAGATTAGCTTCCAGAGCATACTCGAATACATCTTCGAGAAGCGGATCCAAT